GTCGCCAATCTCTACCACAAGTGGGAGCGTCGAAACAGATCTGATCGATTCGGTAATTTTGTTGTAGCACCGACTGTATACTTCAACATTCGTATCACATCTCTTCTGGTGATTTCAATGGAAGAATTGCCGATAATAGCCATACAGTCGTCCCAAAAGAAGGGGGAAACACCAAGTGACGCATAAGCTAATCCGTAAGCTCGTTGCCGCACGTCATCATATGATGTATCTCGATGCTCAGGCCAATGCAACATTGAGTAAAGTAGGTCGGTATCACGCCACACCAGACCAGATAAAACTTTATACCCAAGGAATTGAATCGAAAAGATGCTGCTGAGGTCAGACTTTTGTCTATTGACCTCCATTCCAATGAACTCAGCCGTTTCAGTAACAGCTCGTAAAAATCCATCAGCTTTTTGGTAAGTGTCAAATCCAGTAATGGAGTCATCTCCATACACGATCATATAATCTGGAGTATGGCGATAATATCGCAATGACGACCATGTGAGAACAATGTGGTTGACGATCGAGTCAATGATATTGGTGAATCCCGATCCAGTCGCAACGCCACTTGTCTTCAACCAAAGTTCACCGTTACTGAGGGCGATCTTGGTGTTGATAAAATAGTCACAGAGCTGGTTATATACGCGTCGATCTCCTTGTGTTAGATTCAAGTTAGACGCAAGTATATCGAAGGCATCTCGAATCAAAAAGGCGGGCACTGATTTGTCAAAGCCTTTGAAATCGATGCCAACAAAGCCGTTCAAGTGTCTTGTGTCGTTAAAAATATCAACCATTGACCCTGCTGATACATTACACCAAAGTGCGTAAGGTGTTTCGACATTCTTGTATGCTTCAATCAGCGGCAAGACGAAGCATTGTTCAAGAAATGACACAGTTGAAGGATAGGCCCACACAGCTCGGACTTTCGTCTCATCATGGTTCTTCACCATTTGTGCGCGGCAAAACCCTTGACAAGGGGGTAAATTCACCGATGCACCGCTGCGGATACGTTGGTTCATTCTCAAAATGGAGTCCCATGCTGCAGCATCACGCATAACATCTCCTCTTGTACGAAACATCCGATTGTTATCTTCATCCGTCATAAGGCACCAGGGCAAACCGGGTGAACTTTGCAAGATGTCGAGATCGTGATCGACTAGTCTATGAAGGGATATTGGAGTCACCTTCGGTATTTGCAAAAGTTCCCGAGTCGTTTGTAACGCTTCTCGATAAAATTGATCATCTGGACGACGAGCGTTATTCCCATAGCGCATGACATCATCACGAATTAGTCCAAGCGAATTCTTGCTTCTAACGTGAGACGTCCATCGGGATGGAAGGAACGGAGTTTGGCGTGGTTCGTTGTCGAGTCGTTGGGAGAAGCGTGGTCCATGGCCAATATATTTAGCCATTGACGGTAAAGGCACTAAGCCTGATGATAT